CCGGCAGCTGCGGCAGTAATGGATCAGGCAGCTGAGAGACGGCATCCCGTACCATCGCCGACACATCCGGCGGTTCTGCGCTTTTGATATCTGCGATCATTTCTTCGAGGTGGGTGAGTTTTACGTCGAAGGCCAGTCGCTGTTCCTCGAGGCTTTTACTGAACCCTGCGCGCATATCATCAAGAACAAGCCCGAACTCTTCGCCCAGCACTTTGATGAGAGTTAATTCACGTTCATTCATTTGGTAAGCAATCCTCTGAGCATGGCTTTTGCCGCCGCCTGCTCTGCGTCAGACAATGCCTTTCCTTCATCACTGACTGGCTGCGGCGCTGCGCTCTTTTTGCCGAACGGATCGTCAGAGGCATCGCGGCGCGCCAGCGCACCCAGGCTGAAATTCTGCTGCTGCAGATACAGTTCATCACCGCCCGTCACCGGCGGCAGGTTTTCACTGCGCCGCGCCTCATTCGGCGTGAGGATTGTGTTTTTGACACCTTCACCCAGCGTTTTGATACGGCGTTCGCTGTCCATACGCAGCAGCGCGCTGACGTCAAACTCGGTACCGGCATCGTCTTCCAGTTCGAACGCCTCATCGAGAAGCAGCTCGATCGACTCAATCAGCGTCTGGAGACACTGCGAGTAATACTGCTGCTCCAGCGCCTCGATGTTGTCGTAAGAAGGAAGATCACCGACACCGGCTTTATAGGCCGGGACGTGAAACGTTGAGCAGACAATTTTTTCTGACATCTGCAACTGCTCAACGACCTTCGCATCGTCAGCAGACATAGAAATGGGATTGTATTTTGCGCCGTTGCTCAGCAGCCCCGTTTTGCCCGCATTTTCGCCTGTATAGCCCGTGTCCCAGTTCGCTTTCAGTTTCCGGGCATTTTCATCAGTGATGGTACCGGGCACTTCGATGACCCCGCTTGGCTTACTGCCGTTGCGGAAAAAGTGCGCTGAGTTTTCCTGAATATGGTGGCCCTGCATCGCAGCCAGGCCAGCCGCATAAATCGGTGAGAGCCCGATTAGCGGATGAAACAGGCAGTTGAAGCGATCGTGGATCACCTCGCGGGCGGGAACCGTCACAGAAGCCTCGACGCCCGTCATGTTGTCGGGGTTGATCTGGTAGAAAACAGATCCGTCATCCGCCACCAGCGGCGTCACTTTGTTCCAGTCCAGAATCCGCAGCTCGGTGATATCCCCACGGGTGTTCCGGATCTTCAGGACAACCGTATTCCCGTGGCAAAGCTTCGAGTTGAGCCAGCACTCGAAAAACTGCATCCGGTTCTGAAACGCATTCGGGCGTCTGTAAATCCTCGCGGATGTACCGTTATTGTTTTCTTTCCAGATGCCGTTTGAGTCCCGGCGCATCAGCCGCAGGGGCATCTTTGAGATATCGCTCGCGATCAGCGATATGCAGGTAAACACAGCGTGAAAGGAAAGCACTGTCGTCGGTTTAATTTCCAGATTACGCTGCCAGGCTCCCGCAAAAGGCTCACTGATAAGGGACATCCAGCCACCGCGACTTGCTGGCTGCTGAAGTGCTTTTTCTTTTCTCCGGAAAGGGTTCCACATCAGCCATTCCCCGCATTATTTTTCTTTTTTCCGCCACCCGCGCGCTTCGCGCCGGTGTACTCAGCCATGCCCAGCAGCACCAGCACTCTCGCACATGCATCGTCCACGGTCTTTTCGTCACCGGGTCGCGAGTCGTGTGTGCGTTGCAGATACCTGATTTTTGCCATGCAATATGGCGGGTTTTACCCCGCCCTCCTGAGTGGATTAGCTGCCCTGGCCGGTACCGTAGTTCACACCGGAAATGACAGCCACTGCAGCGGTACGGCGACGCTTCCAGTTGATCCAGCGCTCGGCGCGGATGGCCACGCTGTTGGTCTGCCACATAGAGACCAGTTCAACACCTGTTGGCGTTACGCTGTCATGTGTCGGGGCTGATTCCATTTCCAGCGAGGCTTCGCTCGACATATCGACTGCCACCCCGCCTTCATCTGCCAGGTAAATATCGGGTGCGTTCATCAGCACCAGCTGATTGCCGACATACTGTGAGACGATCGCCGGGAGCCCCTCGAAAACGCCGCCGAACATATTCATTTCCGGATATTCTTTCTGCCCCAGCGCATTCTTACGTTTGGACAGCGCAAGAGCTGTTGAGCTGGACATCATCCATACCGCACCGGTTGGCTGAAGGTTGGCGTTAATGAACACCTGAAATGCTGCAGTACTGTCATCATCCGGAATGCCGGTGCTGGGAATAGTCGGCGCGCCAATGGTGATAGAACCCGGCGAGACACCGTTAACTTCACCTTTAGTGGGGTTGACGAAATCCGCATCCAGGCGGGCGATGACCGCTTCAGCCAGAGAGTTACGTACCAGTACGTCTGCCTTAGGGTTAGAAAAACGCAGAAGCTCTTCGGTCAGAACCGAAATTGCAGCTACTTTGGAGAAACCAAACGTGATGGTTTCGAAGTTGAAATTGGTCAGCGGTTTGGGCTTGCCCTGTCCAACCCAGTCCGCAGAGCCACCAGAAGTCTGCACGGGCACACGAATGTTAAAAGGGACTTCGCGCAGCGACGGGATATTACCGGTACCGAATTTACCAATGATGGTCTGCGGTCGCAGGAACTCCACAAAGTCATTGGCAAAATCCTGATATTCAACCAGCGCGCCGGCCCACTGCGGATCGGTAGTTGTGCCTGCGCTGACAGCGGCCTTAAGAACGTGGTGAAGTTTGATATCTTCCGGATATTTGTTTTTGGCGATCTGCAGCGCTTCCGTTCGCGCGCCTTTGGCCGCTGCCAGAGCCTTGGTAAAGCGGGCAAAGGCGATACCTTTTTCCAGCTTCGGCTCAACACGAATGATACCCGGCGCGGTCACCGTACTGACATCACCGCCGGCGGCTTTGCTGACCGGCTTTGCTGTCTGGGCGATGCTGGATTCCATATCGCGCAGTCGCTTCAGGTGCGCATCGACGGATTTGATTTCGGAAGAAGTGTTGTCATAGGCCTCCTCTTCTTCAGCATCCAGCGTGCGTCCGTCTTCAGCGGCCTTCGTCATTACGTCAGAGAGAGACGCCGCCAGCGCCGCACGCTTCGCTTCAAAGCTTTTGATTTGTTCTGCGATATTCATCGAACTGTTTCCTTTTTTGGTATTGGTTTTGGGTGCTGTAGCGCCAGCGGGCTGGGTCGATTTGACTACCGGTTTCTCATTGCCAGACGCGGCGAGTAACTGGCGGTCATAAGACTTCACGGTATTGATGGAGCATTCGGCATTCGCCGGAATGGTCACGGCTGAAACTTCAAGAAGGTCCCAGGACAGAAAGCGGATCCCGCCCTCGTCCAGGAACGAATATTCAATGGGGCGGAAGCCGATGGAGAGCCCGCGCACCAGCCCGGCCTTAATGGATGCCCAGGCCTCATCGAGCCGGGCAACCAGCTGAGAGGGCATATCCGCAGTGGGCTTTACCAGTTTTGCGGTGATCTGCAGCCCTTCTTTCACCATTTTCGGGGTACAGGTACCAATGGGCTGGGACCGGTCGTGCTGCCAGAGAAACGGCGTGTCGCTGCGAAACTTCGCGCCCTCCGGCTCCATAATGTCCCCGTCACGATCCGGCGATGGCGTGGAGGCGATGCCGGTAATGATCCGCTCATCCTCGTTTACCGCTTTCACCGTCATGAGGGTGCATGCGCGCTTAAGCGTCATTTTGCTGCCTCCTGAAACGAAAAAACCCGCCGGAGCGGGTTGTTGACTGACATAGCTGTCATATGAAATGCACCTGATAATCCTGCTTCTTCGCCTCAGGGTTCAGCGCCATAAGCGAAACGGCATTAAACAACGCCATGAGCGGGTCAATCTTGCCCTTGCCGCTGGCCTGCTTGGTAATGAGGATCGCATTGCCTTTTGGCTCGACGCGGGCATTGCCCACGCACCAGGCCATCATGGGCTGCCCGGCATGCACCAGCACGCCTTCGGCAAGCTTGCGTTCGGTCGTTTTTATCGCACCGCCGAGGCGCCAGCCCTGGCTGACGCCCACCACGGCATCAGCGGGAATCTCCGCCTCAATAAGTGCGTCGAGGATCTGCCCCACGCCGGAGGGGTCAATGCCAATCTTGTCGAGCAGCTCGGCGGTGTGGATGCGGCTGACGTACTCCGCCACCTCCTCCGTGTCCTGCCCGACACGCTTCACAATGGTCAGATCACCGGCTTTCACAAAGTCGTTAAACCGGGACTCCTCGCTTTTACGGCGCCGGATTGCTATTTCATGTGCCCAGGCATGACACCAGCAGAGCCATTCCCGCGTTTCAGCATCGCGCCCGACGGCACTGAACCCCAGCAGGTCATCAAGCCCGCCACCGTCAATGCCGACCGAGATCACTTCCGCGCGCTGCAGCAAATCGTTAAAACTCACCCGCCGCGCCTGCTGCTCCCAGAAATCGACGCCCGCCCAGCGGTCGCTGCGCAGGTTGAGGCCGATTTCGATGTTGAGGTGTTTCGCCAGAAACTGCTGCAGCGTGCCGTCAGTTTTCGCCTGGTTCTTTCGCAGGTTATCGGCAATCCACTCCGGACTGACGGAAAGGCCGATGTTCGGATTGGTGATATAGAAGTTTTCAGGCTGAAGATAAGCCTTGGTCTGGATCATGCTGTCCGGGAATTCGTAGAGGATCCCCAGCGTTTTCGGATCGCTGATTTTGCCGTCGCGCACATCGCGCCAGTAATCCAGGCGCTCCTTAAACACGCCCGCCGGCGGTTCATCGCTCTGCGTGGTGAGGTAAATCACCCAGCCTTCATTGCGTGATACCTGCCCGCCGAGAGCCTCCATAAACATCGCCTCTGCGTTGGCGCGTTTGCCGAATAGCCAGAGTTCGTCGACGAGGATCCGGCCTGACTTCTTCCCGGAGACCGTGTCGGTATCAGCGGCCACCACTTTCAGGGTGTTTCGCGTGACCCGGTGGGTGATGGTGCGGATATGATCCTGAATCTGAAACATATCCGTCAGTTCTTCATCCGCGCGTATCATGCCAGCAGCGGGTTTGAAGCTGTTGTCGGCCACCTCTTTTGTCGGTGCCAGAATGAGATGCTCCTCGTCCTCACGCCAGCAGAGAATGAGCGCGGTCAGCATAATGCCGGCGGCAATCGTCGACTTGGTGTTCTTCTTCGATATCAGCAGACCATATTCACGGATGAGCTGGTTACCGGTCTCGGCGTCGTACCCGCCAAAGATGGCTTTCACAAAGTCGAACACCCACGCCTCGGAACACTCACCGAATGTGGGCTTGCCCGGCAGATCGGAAACACGGAGTTCGCGGAATATGCTCAGCGCCTGTTCAGCCTGGTCAGCAAAAATTGGCGGCGGAATAATGGACTCGCCGTCGATGAGGCGGTTTTCCCAGTCGGTGCAGGCCGTGGACCACTGCGGCATGGATTACCCCTCTTTGTTATTCACCACCAGCTTTGGCGGTGCCATGGATCCGAACTTGCTCGCGCCTGCGGCCACTTTCGCCGCAGCGTTTCGCGCCTCTTTTTTGCCCGTCTCCCCTTTTTTGGGGTGAACATAAGGCAGCATGGCCTTTGCCGCATCCTTCCGGGTGTCAATGTCCTCAGTGAAGTCGTTCATCACTGCCATCAGAAACTTGAGCGGATCGTCATACTGACCAGCTGCCGGCGGCACTTCTGGCTGAGGGATTTTTTCCGGGATGTTTACCGCTGGGGTATAAACATTTTTCCGGTACGCCGGCACCTCATCCACGGTGACGGTTTCCTGCTTTTTACGGGCAATAAAAGCGGTGACTTCCGGGTCTTTTGCAAGCTGCGACCCCTTTGACCGCGCGGATTTCTCCGAGTAGCCTGCCTTTACTGCCGCATCTTTCTGAGACATGCCGGACATCAGCGCCACCGCGAATTTTCGCTTCTGCGCTGTTAACATGTTTATACCCTCCAGAAGGGGATTTTTTCTCTGCGTGAGGGAGGGGGCGGTGTACAGGGTGATCGGCCTTTTTTTTGAGCCCCACCCCCCGGTAATGAGAATCATTATCATTACAGATGAAATAGTTGCAAATGCAACTAATTATTCAATTAAATGATAATCATTTTCATTTATATCGAAATATGACGGTTCCCTGTCCTTCAGCACCTTCGGGCACGACATGTTTCAGGGCTTCATCATCCGGACTGGCCGTGGCTGCTTCGCGCGCTGATTTTCCGGCGTGGCATTCCTTACAGAGCGTCCAGAGGTTGCGCTCAGTATTGTCGCCGCCGAACTGTAGCGCGATGCGGTGGTCAAGCTCGCTGTCATGCAGATCAACAGCGCGTGAGCACATACAGCAATGCCCTCCGTCGCGTACCCACAGCCGTCGCTTAAGCCCCACGCGCACACTGCCACTGATGCGCCGCTGCTCACCGTAAACGGGTTTGATGCGTCGGGTGTCCATGACCCTAAGCCGGGGTTTCAGGGTCGTTAGCTTAGCCATGTAACCTCCATGCCCGTCGCCGCTCGTGGCGGGGCTGACAATCGGGATGCCTCTCAACGGGATCGCCGTCAGCATGATCCACCAGTGAGCAGCAGGGATAGATAACCGGGCCGCCACAGGCATCGCCCACAGCGAAGTCAGCAGGCTTTCCCGTGTCCCAGCGTGACAGCAGGTCAGGTAACAGTGCCGGCGGCACGCTGTAGCAAACAGCATGCATGAGACGCTGCATAGTGATGTGATCGGCACGCATGCGATCTGCAGCAATGAGCTTTGTCGCTATCTCAAGCTGGTACTGCGGCGGGCGGCCGGTGCCAAGGTAGAAAGAACAGAGCTGGCCAGGAAAGCAGTCAAGCCAGTCACACACCTTTTCCGCAAACCCCGCAACTGGCATCGCATCGTCTTCCAGCACTACCACCCGACACGATTTCCCTTCTGCCCACTCAAGTGCACGCCGGTGATTCCAGTTGGCACCATGATTACCTTCATCGATAAGCAGGTGAGCGTTAAGCATATGCGCCAGCAGTTCTGCCTGATGCCTGCGTGAGTGATGGCCGACCACCACAAACTTAATATCTGTCTGCGTCATTGTGAGTGAACACCTTGTTGCGAGCCTGCCGTGCTGCTTCGGCTGCCTTCTCTAAGCTGTCATGGAATCCTGCGTGATGACGCTTACCCTCATGGTTGCAGTAAGCCAACCACTTTCCCTTTTGCTTGCTCCATGAGACGCCGCGGTAACCAGAGGTAGAACGAGAGTCGACTACACATTGGTTTTCGGCGTTTTGCTTTGGAGATGCCAGTCTGAGATGCTGAGGATTAACGCATAATGTATTGTGGCAAATATGGTCGATATACTTCCCTGACGGAATGGGACCGTTGTGAATCTCCCATGAGACACGGTGAGCTAGCAATATTGCAGGGTGTCCTGAGGGATTTCTTCCACTTCCAATGGCCCCATAGGTTAGCTTTCTTTCCCCGCT